AGAACTACAAAAAGCATACCAGGACTTCAAAAAAAAAGACTAGAACGTAAACTTACCAAACCAGAAAAGAAAAAAGCAGACTTTTACAAAAAAAAGTTTGACAAAAAAGGTCTGAAAAAAGACTTTAAGAAACGTTATGGCAAAGAAGGCGATGCTGTAATGTATGCTACCATTAATAAAATGGCAAAGAAGAACGCTTAATCACAAATAATTTACACCACCCTTTTACCCTATAAGTACACTATATGACTGAAGTGAATGCAGAAATAATTACACCTTTTGGACCATCAATTTTTAAAGTTAAGATACCAAAACAAATTGTTGATGATCTTAATCAATATGTAGACAATACTGTCGCAGATGAAACAAAAGCAAATAAATTAAATCATGGTAATCAACTTATAGGTGACGTGACACAGGAATTTAAACTAGAAGAAGAATTTATGAAGCAAGTAGGTTGGTTAGGATTTTTAGGAAACTGCACATCAAATTGGATACAAAATGTAACAGGCAAGAAAATAAAAAATTTTGCACTTATAGATTCATGGATTGTAAGACAATTTGAAAATGAATACAATCCAATACATTATCATACAGGACATATATCAGGAGCAGGTTTTCTAAAATTACCATCAACGTTTGGTACACACGTGCAAAGAAAAGAGAAGGAAGAAAAAGATTATTTCGGCGGTACATTAAACCTAGTACATGGTCAAAAATCATTTTTGTCTGAATCAGTATTTTCTATTAAACCTGAAGTAGGATATTTTTATTTTTTCCCACACTATTTGATGCACACTGTATATCCATTTAAAGATACATCTGAAGAAAGAAGATCGATATCGTTCAATGCAAAGATAGATAATGAAATTTTTGAAATGCTTTAGAAAGCAAGATAAGTACAATATATGAGTAATAAAAGTTTAGACGGTGTATTAACAAAAAAAGCACACCAACGTGAAAGATTTACAGAAGAGCAAATAGCGGATCTTGCCTCTTGTTCACATCCTAAAACTGGATTTGAATATTTTGCAAAGAAATATTTTTTTATACAACACCCTGTAAAAGGTAAATGTTTGTTTGAACCTTTTGAATATCAACAAAGATTACTCCACAGTTATCACGATCATAGATTTAATATTAATATGTTACCAAGACAAAGTGGTAAGACAACCACAGCGGCTTGTTACCTTTTATGGTATGCAATGTTTCATCCAGATCAAACAATTCTTATTGCGGCACACAAATACACAGGTGCACAAGAGATTATGCAACGTATAAGATACGGTTATGAACTTTGTCCTGACTTTGTAAGAGCAGGTGTAATCAACTACAACAAAGGTTCAATGGAGTTTGAAAACGGATCACGTATTGTTAGTGCCACAACAACTGGTAACACAGGTAGAGGTATGTCTATTTCACTTTTATACTGTGATGAGTTTGCATTTGTGAATCCAGGAATAGCACAAGAGTTTTGGACTTCTATTTCACCCACACTTGCAACAGGTGGTCGTGCAATTATTACATCAACACCAAACTCTGATGAAGATGTTTTTGCAACAATATGGAGAGAAAGTCAAAACAAATTTGATGAACATGGCAATGAACAAGAATTAGGTATAAATGGATTTCACGGATTTACAGCAAGTTGGGACGAACATCCAGATAGAGATGAAGATTGGAAAAAACAAGAACTTGGTCGTATTGGTGAAGAAAGATTTAGACGTGAGTACGGTTGCGAATTTTTAGTATTTGACGAGACACTAGTAAACAGTATGGTACTGTCTACTCTGGAAGGTGTAGAACCTAAAATCAACATGGGACAAACACGTTGGTACAAAAAGATGGATCCACAAAAAACATATGTGGTTGCTTTAGATCCTGCTATGGGTACTGGTGGCGACAATGCGGCAATACAAGTTTTAGAATTACCAACTTTTGAACAAGTTGCTGAGTGGAAACATAACACAACACCTGTGCCACAACAAGTAAGAATACTTAAAGACATCTGTAATCATATCAAAGATGAAACACAAAGTTCAGGTTCAAACATTTATTGGAGCGTTGAAAACAACACCATTGGAGAGTCAGCACTGTTAGTAATCAATGACTTTGGAGAAGACCAAATACCAGGTATGTTTGTGAGTGAACCTATTAGAAAAGGTCACATTAGAAAGTTCAGAAAAGGATTCAACACCACACACAAAACAAAAATCAGTGCCTGTTCAAGATTAAAAAACATGATTGAAAAAGGCAAGTTGAAAATATACAGCAAACCACTTATAAGCGAATTAAAAGCATTTGTGGCATCAGGATCATCATACAAAGCCAAGTCTGGAGAACATGACGATCTAGTGAGTGCTATGCTGTTGGCAATGCGTATTATTGCTGTATTGAAAGATTGGGATCCTAAAGTGTACACATCATTCAGTCAAGCAGACGAAGATACTGCTGACAAGGTAATGCCAATGCCTATCTTTGTAAGCCACTAACAGATAAATACCTTATATGAACCTTAGTATTATAGCAAAAGACCTTTTTAACAAGATCAGAGGGCAATTTCCTTCAGTACAGTTAGGTGATTCTCAGGGCACAATTACTAAAAAACCTGAAGAAGCAAGGTTTTTTGACTTTGATTTCAACCATGGTGGAAACACCCTTGGAAAGGTAAGTATTAGTATTAGTGAAGAAGATGGTCTTGTGGTACTACATAACAAAGACTTCACAGAAGGCACAGACGAGGCAGTAAAAAATGCTTGGTACGGTTTCTTAAAAGAAATGGGCCAGTTTGCAAAAGCAAGAGTGCTTGGGTTTGATACTAGAGATATCACAAAAAGCAATCTTGAAAAAAGAGATTATGAATTTTTAGGAAAAGAGAAAGAGGTAGAACAAGTGAGCGAATCAAATTTATACGGAACAACAAAAACTAGTTTTCAATCTGTAGGTGAAGCACGTTTAGTGATAAAGCATTCAGCACCAGTTGACCAAACAGTTGCAGGTGGCAGATCTCACAAAATAGAATCTATCTTTATTGAATCAAGTGCAGGCGAAAGATTCAAATATCCAATCAAACATTTAAATGGTGCAAGAGCAATGGCACGTCACGTGTCAGAAGGTGGCAATCCATTTGATTCATTTGGTAAACACATCATTGGTTTATCAGAAGAATTAAGCAAATTAAGATCATTTAAAACTTACATTAATAGATCCAATGTAATGGCAGAAGGATTAAAAGAATATCAATCAATTGTAGATGAAAGAATTGACACAATTAAAAACGAATGTCAAAAATTACAAAGAGCAACTGCATACAAAGAAACTTTTGAAAATTTTAAAGAGTCAACATTAGAAGAAGTTCCAGAAGACATCAAAAAGAATTGGATAGACGAATTAACAATCAAAACATTCAAAGAAGAATTACAAGATGTATTTCCATACATATACAAATTAGTTACAGAAAAAACTGCTGTACAATCACTAGATCCAGAATCATTTGAAGCACATGGTTATCAAGGTGGCACTGAACCTAGAAAATATGAATATGATTTAGTAGGTGACTTTGAACCTGAAAAAGCAGTTACAGATAAAGATGCAATGGATGTAAAAGAATTGTTAAACAAAGCAGGTATTGAAGCAGATGTACAACCAAACGAAATGCGTTATCAAGGAATTGTAATTCACACAGATGCTCCAAGAGATGCAGTAGAAAAAGTTTTGGGTGGCATGATAGAAACTTTAAACACAGCAGATTCATTCAACGAATTCGAAGATGCAATGGAATCTATTGTTGCAGAAGACAATGAATTATTTTCAAATGATCCAGAAGAAAAAGATCAAGCAATCAAAAGATTAAATGCATTAATGGCAAAACATTTTCCTGTAGGTGTTAACGGCACAAACGGTATTGAAAGTCTAGCAGGTATAATTGATGATGAAGAATTCAATGATTCTATCAGAAATGCAAGTAAAGAAAACAGCGATGCTTGTTTGCGTCCAATGATTATGGATTATGTAATGAAAAGAGATCCACAAGTGGCAACAAGATTAGACACAGGTGACATGGACAACGAACCTAAAAATGAAGAAAAAGGCAAAAGGTCAGGTGTAGAAATAACTCCAGAACTGAAAGAAAAAGTTCAAGCATGGTGGGACAAATGGAACCAAAACAAATACGAAGCCGGCAATGGTAACACAATGGCAGAAGGATATTTACAATATTATATGAACACTGGCATCGGCACAGACTTTTTTAATGCAGATGAATACATCGCTGTCCAAAAAGAAATGGGAATATTTGGGGACGAAGACAGAGATGCTGAATATGAATTAGGCGCTGAGAAATTAATGAAAAAAATGCCATTGACAAGACAATGCGAAGATGAGATAGAAGCAATTACAGGCAAAGCGGGTGAAGACAGTGCTAGAATAGTACAGGATGTGGTAAAATATTTCATTGAAAAAGAAAGTACTGTAAAAGAAATGGGTGATGCTGAAACTGAAATATCAGATGGTATTTTTGTTGTGCAACGTGGTGATAATGCAGATGGCGTTTCTGATGAAGACCCTTATGTGGTAGGCGAACTTTATGCTGACCCGGAACTTTCAGCCGAGGACATACAAAAAACACTTCAAGATTATGTACAAAGTAAAAATTTAGCACCAAAGGTTGATTTCCGTCCAGATGATTCGGGATCTTCAGTGATAGACGGTAAAGCATACAGAGGCGAAGTAGTAATGAATTGGCTAGGTGGTAAACCAATAACAAAAAAGTCAACTTTTTATAAAGCACCACACGAAGCAATAACATTTGAAGACATTAAACCTTATGTGTCAATGTACAAAGGTGACGATGGTAAGACTGTGTTTGATGTGCTTAACAAAGACGGTGATTCAGTTAAAAAATTTAGTGATGCAAAAGCGGCAATGGAATACTTGCACAAAAATTTTGATGCATTAAGAAAAGGTGAAGTACAAAAAGAAAATCCTGAAGCAAATCAAGATATGTCAATGGATTATGAATTCACAGGTGATGATGGCGAAATGGCATACGGCACACTACACTACAAAGTTGTAAATGGACAAGTAGACCCTAACAGTTTAAGAGGTGAATCAGAATACAATGGTAATCATAAAGTGGATGATGAATTTGCAACAGACATGGTCAAGCCAGGTGGCTCTGATCACGAAGATGCACTTCAAGCCGCACAAGATGATTATGATTATGAATCAGACAGAATGCGTTCAAAATTTGAAAAAGCAGATGATGTCGTTGCAGATAAATCAACTGAAGTAGAAGAATTTGTAAAAAGTTTCTATGACTACACAAATAACCAATTTCCAAAAGGTGAAACAGCAGTTATCACAGCAGTAGAAAAGAAATTCGGTGACGCTCAAATCAAAACAGCACAAGAAGCCATTGCTAAATTAATGTCTGACAAAGATCCTAAAATGAGCAGAATTAAAAAATTGGCAGGCATCCAGTAATAAACTTTACCATTTCCGATTGACTAAATAGTAATATTAGTATATATTTGACAATATGTTTGTCTTGTGCTATACTAATATAAACAGGCACATAATAATAACAGGCAATATAGGAGGCTAAACATTATGGCAACATTAGCAGAAATAAGAGCGAAACTGAAAGAACAAGAAACAAAAACAGGCGGCTCTTCAAGAACAGGCGGAGACAACGCCATTTACCCATTTTGGAATCTAAAAGAAGGAGAACAGGCAACTGTTCGTTTCTTGCCAGATGGCGACAAAGAAAACACTTTTTTCTGGAAAGAGAGATTGATGATCAAACTTCCTTTCGCAGGAGTAAAAGGTGATACTGATTCAAGACCAACAACAGTACAAGTACCATGTATGGAAATGTATGGTGAAACTTGTCCAATACTTTCTGAAGTAAGAGGTTGGTTCAAGGATCCTAAATTAGAGGACATGGGAAGAAAATATTGGAAGAAAAGAAGTTATATCTTCCAAGGTTTTGTGAAAGATGATCCACTAAACGAAGAAAACACTCCAGAGAATCCAATCAGAAGATTCATAATTGGTCCACAAATATTCCAAATAATTAAAGGAGCATTAATGGATCCAGATATGGAAGATCTTCCAACAGACTCAACAAACGGTGTTGACTTCAGAATAATCAAAACATCAAAAGGTGGTTATGCTGATTATTCAACATCAACATGGTCAAGAAAATCAAGACCTTTAACTGAAGAAGAAAATAAAGCGATTGAATCCAATGGTCTATTTGA